CTCTCATACTAAGTAAATGGTCAATAAATTTATCAGTTCTTCCTTCACATCTTGATAAAATATCACCAAAATATCTATCAAATCTATCTTTATGAATAGATTCTTGCATTTCATATGGTTGTAAAATTTCTTTTTCATATACACTTGGATGTTTTTCTTGAATCTCTTGCAAATGTTGTTTAGAAATTTGCTCTTCAGGAACATATTTAATATGTGGTATTTTAATAACAGGTGCACGTTCTGGTATGAATTCAATAGCATCAAATATTTTATTTAACATTTGATTGTAATTATATTTTTTTCTCTTTGCAAATAATTTTTTGAAAGCATCATATGTAATAGGAGGATATTCATTATTATCATCATAATAATGTCTAACAAATGCTGCCCACCAAGCACTTATTTTAGTTCCACCTTCTCCTTTCATCAATACATTACCTAATATTTGTGCATTTGCTTGAGCCTTCAAATCCTCTTGTACTCGTTCTTGAATTAATTCTCTTCTTAAAACATCAATTGCGGGTACTTCATTTAAACCAGGATTGGATATTATTCTTTGTGATAATATTGCACTACTTTTTGGATCTTCAAAGAAATTAGGAAAATGATGATTAACCGGATAATAAACATTAACACCTCCAACTCCATATACTTCAGATACTGATTTTAATACAACATCTCCCAAATTCATTATAATATTTTCATATTCACTAAAAGGATTTATTGGATTTTCTCCAGGACCTCTAATATGATTAACATTATAAGTATGTTTTGCAGGTAAATATCTATAAGGAGGAGGATTTAAACCAACTTTCTGTAAATAATTGATTGTTTGCATATTAATATAAGCTACCAATAATTTTTTTAGAATTTTCAATTTATTTCTTTTATCATATTTTCCAGTAGTAGTATTAATTTCATCAATAATATTATTTATTTGTATTAAATCTTCATCTGATAATTCTAAAACAGTTGATATTCTTAATTTTGCATCATTCAATTCTTTTTCAATTAATTTTTTAGGATACCCTTTCATTCTTTCTATTATTAAAATAATTGTATCAATTTCGCTCTTGATTTGATACAGTAATGATGTATTTGATGATACAAATGGTATAACTTTATTGAGTAAATCATCATCATGATTATGACGTGCCAATGAATACATTCTTTTAATCATCTTAAATGGTGAATAAAACATATCACTGAAATATAATTTTTCTATCTCTTTTGGTAATTGTACTGGAATATTATGATTGATCGCCAAATCAAGATTAATTATATTTAATTCTTGATTTTCTTCAGTTACATAAGCCAATTGAAAGAAATTAGTAATTTCAACTAATCTTTCATTTAATTCTGTAATCATATCAATTTTAATATGAGTTTCATGACTTAATGCTTGTTTTAGAGTTATTGATATACCAGCAGGTAATTGCTTAATTCCTTTTAATATTTCTTCATCAGACCATCTTAATATTCTTCTTTCACGAAAAATAAATGTAATAGTATCATATTCATTAGCTCCCAAAGATTCTACCCTTGATAAAATATATTGGATAATATTATTTTCTTCTTTTGTAAATAATTTTTTCCTGAACATATTTGCAGTTATTTTTGATAGTTCTGGATTTGGAAAATAATTTCCATCTACCATTTCTCCAATATCAATATCATATCTATAATCTAATCCAGCTTTAACTTCAGAGAAATAATGAACTCTTGTTTTATTAATCTTTCTTACTATCCTTTGTAATGTTTTTGAAAATTTTGTAATAACATCATTTGCACTACAACAATCAGTAAATTCTTCAACAAGATCTAGATCACCTGGATACTTTTGGATTCTATAAATATAACTACCAAATGGTTGAGCTGTTTTATCTCTTGAGAATGATAATAATTTAATTTCTTTTAATGCATCTTCTGGATAACTGCTTAATGGTTTCACTTCAGTAAATCTTTTAATATTAGTATGAGGATTAACACCGATATAAGTCATTTATATAAGTAAATAAGATTTAATTTAATCTATGCATCTTTGATATCCTTTTACATGTTTACCAGATTTGCGAGTATATGATCTAGTTTTATCAAGTCTCTTACCAGGAGGACATCTTTTTTTAATAACTTTACGATGTTTCACAACTCTTTTCTTAGCTGTTTTGCTTCCATATTTTTTTCTTACACAAGGAACTTGTTTTCTAGTAGCACCGTGTATTTGTCGGTATTCTCTACAAGCGGCTTTTGATTTAAGAACATCTCTATATAACATATTATTATCATAAGCATATTCACGAACGAAATTAACCCAAGGATTTTTTGACTTAATCGCTCCAGGTCTTTTTCTAGCAGTTTTGCTACCACTTCTTTTCTTGCGAGCACCAGCTGAAACACCCCTTCCATAAAGTTCCATAATATCTTCCACTTCTCCTTCACCATATCCACCTCGTCTTCTTCCCATACCCATAGATGCTTTGCTTGATAAAATATCATGCAAATGATTTGCCATTTCTTGATTGCTCATTTATAATATTATAATAGAAAATTTAATAGATTATATATTAAACTTTCTGTTAAAAATCCAAATTAGAATGGTACTAATGCTATTCTTTGCCATGTATTAACATCAGTACAAATATAAAAATAAGAACTATCCCAACAATATTCACCAGGAAATCCATCAGCAGTACTACTAGCAGGTGTTCGAGGAGTTGATATTCTCATTGTATCTCCAGAGGTTGTAATATAATAAAAAAATGATGAAGAAACAGAATCTCCGTATTGGTTACTAGAAGAACTTAAAGGACCACCAAAATTTGACATAATTATATATTATAACAATATTTTTTATTGATTGATACACCAAATTTCAAATGTATAAATCCATTTAACAATATCCCCTCCATTATTATCAAATGCAGAAAATACTACATTAGGTATTGCATTATTTAGAACACAAGAACAACCTGCTGTTCCTGCTCCAAATCCTTGAATTATCATTGCAGCAGTATCTGAAATTCGTGGATTACCGCCAATTGCAGAAAATACTCCTGAAATAAAAGATAATGTATATTCTGCTGATTGATAAGGAACAGTATTTGGATGGGTACCACCTGATGCTTGTGTTATTCCACTTAATTTATAAATTACATATAAACCAGTGTTAACTCCTGGTGTAAAATTTATTATTAAATTATTAGCAATTGGTAATGTCGTTGCATTTGAAGTTACAGTTCCACTTAATTTTTGATAAAAAGTTGGTGTAGTTCCTACAGTTATTGTATGAGGTGAAGCTGGAATTACAGGAAAATTAGTTACATTTGATGAAAGCAATGTACCATCAACTGTCACATTATTAGGTCTTAAATTTGCCCAAGGATGTGGACTTCCATGATTAAAAATTTCAGATAATGACATTCTTTAGTATATAATTAATTTATATTTTTAATTCTAAATTGCTGTTTTGTATGTTATGCTAATACCATACATACCTCTTTGACCTACTGTGCCAAACCCAGCTCCAGATAAATCAAAGAATAAATCTATTTCTCCTGATGATCTAATGATTAATAATCCTGGTGAGGTTGGATTAACTCCTGCATCTATAACACGAACAGGATATTCTAATTCTACTAAATCAAAAAAATCTGGTAAAAAATCTGCTGGTAGAGAACCTGGTGGTGCTGAAAAAGGTCCAGGTGTCCCTCCAGGTGTTGATACAGTCATTATTGGGAAAGATAATGAAGCTATTCTACCAATTTTACCTGCATTAATAGAAAAAACTGTTGGTGTAGGAATAGGTCCACTCAATGTTATATTAAATTCAGTGTCTATTCCTGCTAATAAATCTCCATCAATAGTTAAGTTATTAATTCTAAAATTAGCCCAAGGGTGAGGTTCTCCATGATCAAAAATTTCGGATAATGACATATTATTAATATATAATTAAATTATATTTTAATATTTTTTATTAGGTTGCCGATATATAAGATATAGTTATACCAAATATTCCTCTAGTACCAGTGTTAGTAAAACCAGGAGATCCTCTATTATCCATAATAATATTTATCATACCAAGATTATTAAGTTGTAATAATCCTGAAAATTGTAAAGGAAGACTAAGATTTTGAGTTCTAACTTGATAATCTAATTCTGTTCCTCCTACGAAATCAGGTAATAAAAATGATGGAATGCTACCAGCTGGAGAAACAATATTTGTATTAGTAGTACCACCTGCAGCAGATGACATAATATTTGGTATATTTAATACAACAATTTTCCCAAATTTATAAAAATCAATATTAAAATTTGTTGTAGGAATAGGACCAGAAAAAGGAACAACTAATGTTCCTGCATTTGTTATATTATCATTAATAAATATCCCATCAAGAGTTAAGTTATTAAATCTTAAATTAGCCCATGGATGTGGAGTACCATGATCGAAAATTTCCGAAATTGACATTCTTAATATACAATATAATTATATTTTTATAATTTTCATTAAGTTGCTGATATATAATATACTGTTGTTCCAAACATTCCTCTATTACCAGTATTACCAAATCCAGGTGCTCCACGATTATCCTGAACAATATTTATAGAACCATTACTGGCTAATTGTAAGAATCCTGAAAATTGATTGGTTACTCCTGCATTTTGAGTTCTAATTTGATAATCAAATTCACCACCTCCAACAAAATCAGGCAATAAAAAAGCTGGTATTGTTCCTGCAGGAGAAACAATATTTGTACCTGCAGTTCCACCAGCCGCATTTGTTATAATATTTGGAATATTCAATATGACAATTTTCCCGAATTTATAAAAATCAATATTAATATTTGTTGTTGGTATAGGACCAGAAAAAGGAACTACTAATGTTCCTACATTTTGTGTATTATCATTAATAAATGTACCATCAAGTGTTAAGTTATTAAAACGCAAGTTCGCCCAAGGATGAGGAGTACCATGATCAAAAATTTCTGAAATTGACATTCTTAATATACAATTTAATTATATTTTAAAAATTTATTAAGTTGCAGAAGCATAACTAGTAACAAAAGAAAATGATCCTCTTGTATTAGTTACTCCAAATGAAGATAATGTAGTATCCAAAAATATGTTTATTGTTCCAGTTGGAGATATAACAAATAATCCAGGGTTTAGTGAAATTACATTATTATTTTCCACTTTAACTAAAATATTATATTGTACCGCTCCTAAAAATTGTGGAATTAAATTTGGAGGTATACTACCAGCAGGAGCTGTTATTGGACCAATAACTCCCCCAGCTCCGTTAGATAGAATATTAGGGAAATTTAATGAAACTTGCATACCAATTTTTTGAAATGCAACACTAAATGTCGTTGATGGAATTGCACCACCAAATGTTATTAATAATGTTCCAGATTCATTAGGAATATTAAGTGAACCATCAATTGTCAAGTTATTGATTCTCAGATTAGCCCATGGATGTGGTGTTCCATGATCAAATATTTCGGAAATTGACATTCTTAATATATAATTGGTTATATTTTTTTAATTTCACTAAGTAATCTTTGCATATACAAGCAATCTTCGCAATAATAGTCATTATCTATCTTTAATACATTTCGATCATCAAAGCAAGATTTACAAAAAGGTTTACCATCTTGTTTTAATTTTTCCATATATTTCCTAATAGAATCTTCGAAATCAATCTTGTCATCCATAGTATATATTATAGTTAACATTAAATATCCATATCAAACATCTTATCAGTTTGCTTCTGTTGTGTGTATGTGACTAATTGTTGAACATTTGTATGTCCGACAAATCTCGCAACTAAACTCATCTCTTTCTTCTGATCATAAAGCATATGATTAATGAATGCATATCTTAAACTATGAGTATTACAATCAAAATATTGCAATAAATAATCTAATACTCTCTTCTGTAATTTTTTATTTGGTATAACTTTTGAATAAAAATCCAAATCTTCTTCATCACTAATTTCTATCCAATCAGAAGGAAACATCATCTTCCTGTATCTGGCTTTAGTTTTAAATTGTTCCTTAGTTTCTTTCTTGTATTTGATACTTTCTGATTTAGCTATCTTAACTAATACTTTATTATCAAAATTTCCAGTTGTAATAAATTTCTTGAAAGCACTAACAGCCTCAGATATTCTACTTCCACCTCTAAGCTGAATCAAAGCAATAATACAATAGATCATCTTGTGGAATATCATTCTCTTTCTCCTAACATAAAATTTATCATCAAAGTCTAAGTCCGAAAATTTACTTTTTAAATCATCATATTCCTTGATTAGTTTTGCTTTGATTGTATTAAAATCGATACCCCTATCAAATCCATGTGCAACATCAATATCAGCTTCTTCATCTAGATTCTCCTCTAGGATATTTTTCACAATATTTTTTTGTTTGTGATTAATATTTTTCTTGGCTGTCTTACTCATTTGTATAATATTATGGTATATAATAAAATTTTTATATCACTAATAGAGTCCCAGTTGTGAAAAATAATTATTATCTTATATGTATCCATTTTTATGAATACATATATAGTATATATGCGCTACACAGAAAATGCCAAGAGAAGATAGATGCTACTTTATTATAACATTAAATAATATTATTTTTTCTTGGTACTCTTTTTTACTACCCTTGCTTGGTCATCTTCTATTGATTCTTCTGATTCAATTTCAACTTTCTTTTTTTTGGTATCAAGTAAACTTTTCTTGAATTCACTCTTCATGCTATTTAATTCTTTTCTCATCTTGATACGCTCTATCCTTAATTCATTAGTCAATGCACTCTTTCTTCTCTCTAATACATTAACAATCAGTCTTTGGTCTTCAATATATTTTATTATTTTATCCAATTCTTGTTCAGTTAAAGTATCAATTGTTAAATATAATTCATCTAGCTTATTTAATACTAAATTATCCAATGGTTGTTCTTGCGACATTATCTATATATTAATTATATATTATTTTATATATTTGTAATATATCTCATATGGATTATATTTGAATGTTATTTTATTCCTGCAATAATCACAATAGTATTTTTTTTCATGTTCATAATCATAATAACTAATATCTTCCTCAGTATTTTCATCTAAATATTTGACCATTTCAACTTCTTCTTCAACATCTGTTAATCCATAACTCCTCAATGTAAAGCAATTATTGTTTTTGCATTTATTCTTATCCTTTTTGTATTTAATTGTAATACCATCAATGTGTTCTTGTGAATGTGCCATAATATAAAATAATGATATTTAAATTATATTAGACTTCTACAATATCTTCATCCTTTTGTTTCTTCTTTTTTATTAATTTAATTATATTTTCATACATATTATATTTATTATCATAATCCTTCTTTTTGTTCTCATACTTAACTAATAATTTTTTTGCTCTTTGTTTATTACCATTATATTCTATGTATACTAATGGAAATTGACTACGATAGATAGAAACAAAATGTTCATACCTTCTTTTGTATGAATATTGATGAGGACCTGAATTATCAAATAAATCATCTGAAACATCTGAATCATCAGAATCGGTAGAATTATAATCATATCTTAGTTTCGCTTCTTCATCTTCATCTTCAATCTTTTTTGCTTCTTGTTCTGCAATGTAATATAAACGTTTATTCAGTTTTTTATCATATCTATCAAATGCTTCTTCCACTGTCATTTTACCTAAAAATATATAAATACCAACTAATCTTCTAAAATTTTTGATTCCATCTGCTTTAATTGCATCTTTTTTATAAATAAATTTATCTAAATTAACTTCTTCCCCTTTTTTAAGGGATTGTTTTACTGTATCATATAATGTTACAACTTTATCCTGCTTTACTTCTTTGTAGTATTCTTTTCTTCTCTCTATATTATTTTTCTTATGCATCTTACAACGATTATCATTTCTGCATGGCTTGTTACAGAAAGTACCCTTCTTCTTTCCTTGGACAAACTTGTGCTTACAACAACCTTTTTCACACTTAGACATAATTACTAAAAATTACCTATATATTTTTTTAAAAAATTCAAACGCACTTTGGGTTGAAAAATATAATCTAATTGTAAATGAAAGAACATGAACAACAATTAACATATTATCAATTACATAGAGAAGAAATATTGAAGAAGCAGAAAGAATTCTACAAGAAGAACAAAGAAAAATTAAATGAAAGAAGTTTATTGTATTATTACAAAAACAAACATAAATGGTACAAATATCATGATACTGTAGAGAAAACTGATGCTCAACAAGAAATATATGAAATAAAAAAATTAATTAATGAAAATAATAAATTGGATAATGAAATTAAAGATTTAAATAAAAAAATCTGGAGGAAACAAGCATATATTAGAGGAATGAAGAAAACAAAAGAAATAAAGAATAGAGTGACTATTGAACCAGATGCGACATTAATTATATATTGGAATGATTAATAATATTAACTATAATATATGGCTTCAATACAAGCAATATTATTTGATAAAAAATATTGGTCAATTGATGATTCAATAAAATGGGTATACAAACATGGATTTAAACCAACTAAATTACCTCATGAAACAAAGAATAGAATAAGATTTCGTTTAAGAGATCCAAATATTTTTAATCGATTAAGAACAAAGAAATTGGGTGATGGTATTGAATTTATTTTTGGTTTTTATTAATTTAATTAAATTTTGATTAAATTAATATAATCTATTGAGTTTATGTTTTAATTCATCTCTAGTCAATCTACGACCTCCAACTGTAACTCCTTCTCCTGCCATAACTCCCTCACCACATCCATAATCATGATATTGAGATGGTTCAATTACAATACCTCCACGATCCATATAATGACGTCTTCCTTCTCCTTCATGACCATAACCTTCATTACCATAACCAAGATTTCTTGCTATATTACCTAATATTGGTACACCAGGAATAGGTATTGCACTAGCTATTGTACTAATTATTTTACTTTCTTTCAAGAAATTATTGATTTTAGAGCCGAAATCTTTCAAATTACTTAAAAAGTTTCCAGATCCTCCATATTGAGATTCTTGAATTTGATCATATGTTACACCAGGTTTTGATTTTGCATTAAGGATATCAGATTTTGTAATAACTCCAAGTTGGCGAGTAGCAGAATTAAGACCAGGAATGGTAAAGCTACCTTCAGATACAATAATAATGAATAAAGTTGCATTTATATTTGCATTTGATGTATTTCTAAATTGTGCATTTACTTGCAATTGGAACTGACCTTGAAGACCTGGACACATATCTGATGGTAATCCTAAATCTGTAGCAAATTCAACAGCTAAGACACTTCCAATAGTTCCATATTGAGCAACTGGAGTAGCCCAAGCTGCAGGATCATTTTCTCTTTCTCCAGACCATTGAGTCCAATTCATACCACAACCATTCTTAGTTGATATTTGATACAATTGAGCTTTATCGCAAGAACTCAATAAACCGGTATAATTTGCAAATGTAATATTGACATTTTCTAAAGCTAAATAAGTATCCGTTAAATTAGCACCAACAGGAGCAACACCAGTAGCATAAAGATCTTGATTTCTAGTTCTAGCATAAATATACATCATGCGTGGTATGGAATTAAGTTGTAGGTTGTTACTATTTATTTGCCCACTAGAATTAGCTGCACCAGGAGTTACAGCTGCTGAGAAATCTAGAGGGTAACGCTGAACGTCAAAATATGGATAAGTCAACGGCATATTTGGAGATAGTACCTGTGTTTCATCAGGAGTAATATATTTAAATAACATAAGTGGCTGATTATCAGTATAAGTAAATGGCGCAGGATTAGCATTGGTAAAATTGGTAAATACAGCTTGAATACTTGTGATAGGATTACTTCCTACAACTGCATTGTGGGACCAAAATCTGTTTGCATTCGATAAAAATGTAAGATTGAAATCCATAGTAGTTACATTATAAAAACCACCAGCATCACCACATCCCCAATAATATGGAGAAAGGAATAATGGTTCACATATTACCATATCAACAACTGCTAGATTTGCAGTATTTACAACAATAGTGAAAGGAAATCCACCACGTTGCATAGGTGTATGATCTATTCCATTTTGATAACCGCCAAGAGGATTTCTTACATTACCTGAAGCAAGATCAGCATATGATTGAGTTTGATCATAATAAGTTGGTGTCAATGAATAATCTTTATTATGAAGTTTAATATCAGTATTAAAATGAGTGAGAGCATGAACCATATCAGAAATAAATATTGAAAATGATTGCCCATTAACTGCGGATTGTAATGTTTCTATAGATCCACTTAAGGGAAATGCTCTTGGTGCATCATTTCCAGGTTGTAAAACGGAATTTAAGAGTTCTCCTGGCGCAGTAAAAATGAGACGCACTGGTAATAAAACATATTGTTTACGATCCACAAAGACATTACCTGATGGAGGTGGACAACTCCATGTTATAGCAGAATTTGAAATTGATGTGGTTGTATATTTTTTCCATGTAACTTGATTTCCACCTTTTAAAATTGCATAATCTCTCGTTGATTCTGGCATTGTTATAGGATCTCTTACGAGAACTGGATTTAAAGCACTATAAGATAGACTCATACTTCAATATATTAATACCAAAGAAAATTAAATAATAATTTTTATTGAATCAATCAGAATTATTATACTATTTTAAAAGATTAAGGCCACCTTTATACAAAGATTTTTTAACAAATACAAGCTTTATATTTGCTTGTTGAAAAACCGAAATTAATAATGGATAAATATTTGATTGATCATCTTGCCAATATATTTTTAAATCAATAGTATTTAATTGTTCCGAACTTTTCAAATCAACTAATCTATATTGAGATGTTGGTGTATAAAAAGCAATTGATCTACTTTGACCTGCTATTTCAATTTGTGGAACAAAATCTGTAATAATGGGTAATGTAGATGATATACCTGAGTTACCAGTTGGAGTATATTCACTTATAATTGGAATGGAGTTTGTTGTAATAAGTATTTTTCTTAATGATGACCAAAGTTGTAATGTTGAATATTCTTGAGTGAATTTATAATATGTATAAACTCCTGCTGGATCTGGACCACCAACTGGAATAGGAAAGAATGCTTTATCAGATTGAGGATAAGGATTTGATGATGGAAATGGTGGTGCTGGAAATGATGGAAAATCTAAAATAAATACAAAATCATGACCTTGAGGTTGATTATATCCAACTTGACTTTTTTGAAATGCCTCTAAATAAGTACTTAATTGTGCATTCATGTATATTAATGGTTTACCAGGAACTGCTGCAGGATTAGTAAATAATGTTGGAACAACTAAACTTATTAATTTAGTTGTCGGATCTAAATAAAACCATGGAGTTTTTGCAGGTATAGCATCTAAAACAGCTTTAACTCCAGATAATGAAACTGCTTCTGCTAATGCTAAATTAATTGCATTAATTAAATTTTGGAATGAAAAAACAAAATAATAAGGAGTTATAACTTGTGCAGGTTGATTTTGTAACGGAGCTGTTAATATATTATCAGGTATATATTCAATATTAACAGGAAAATTAACACCTAAATAAGTTATACCAATTATTAATGGTGTTAAATCAGCATCTGGTTGATTGGGTACTATTGGCATAATAAATAATGGAGTTGAATTTAATGGAATATCAAATCTAATTACACTACAATAGTAATCATCACATTTTGAAAGGATAGGTAGAGTTTTAGTTACTATATATTCAGCTGGTGTAGGTTGATTTCCTTGACTATCATCATGATTAAATGATACATTTACATAAATATTATCTCCAACTTGCGATAATGTTGAATATGACATTGATAAATATATAATTACAATATATTATATATTTATTTATTAATATACATTGTCAATAATGTAACCAACTGATCTGAATTAATATTCAGTTTTTTCTTAAGAAATTTAATCAAATCACTGAATTCATTCAAAGAATAATTTTTAAATACAATTCTTATTGCACACCATCGCCCACAAGTCTTGATATTTTGATTATGTTTTTGGAATGGATATTCATTGTATGATAGTTGATAAGGTGAATTGTACATGAGCATAGATAAATATGGATAATATTGATGCGATTTCAATCTAAAATCCATTGGTATATATTCTAAACTTTCATCTGGAAATCCTTCATGAAATCCACCATAAGGATTAAAATATTCCAATAATCTATCATTTACCTTAAATATACAACACCAATGACCATATCTTGGTTTTGCTTCATATAATAATATACATGCACCATATGGCTCTAATATTTGATCAATTGATGTATATTTATGAAGATCTGGATAAAGAATCAAATTTGCTCTACCATTAATCAACTTCAGTACTTCCTTATCAGATAATGCTATATCTGCATATTTATTTAGTATTTGTTTAATGTCTACCATATTCTATTCATATAATTAGCCAACATATTATTCCTCTCTACCTTCCCTTAATAAAAGGATAAGGAGCCATATAGTAGTATATATTAAGCATATCTAATAGCTTATTAAAGGTAACTTTAATAAAATCAGATATACTAAACATTAAAAAGAACAAAATTACCCAAGATATATAAAAATGGATATAGTAAATACATAAAAAGGTAATTATTTTATAGTTTGAAAATCGAGTTTTTATAAAAAGTTTTCTATAAAAAAAAGTACTTAGTATATCCATTTGAGATATATGTTAAGAATATCCAAAAATATAAATTACTTTATTAATAATTTAACTATTCATATTTTAATAAATTCAAAAGCAACTTTTATAATTCATAATTTAGCATATCCATTTTTATTGTAATTACTTATTTTATT